CCGGTATACTTGACGTAGTCCTACCGGCCTGGTGCCGGTAATTTTCCAGTTGGCTGAAGAAGTAGGTTTGCTTATACGAGAACCGTTCGCGTCCATCGAGAATAATGCTGGATTCCAGAAGGATATCGCGCTGGGATACCGCCGGGTTGAGGGCGTTACCGGTAGTGTAAGCTGGCGCCACTGCTACGGAATTGGTATTATCTATCGGAGGCTTGTACGGATCAGCCCAGTTGGTGTAATTATCTACATCGTTCTGTAGTGCTCGGTCTGATCGCTGGGCTACCCATACCACCTGGGTACACAGATTCTTCATTAGGAGGTACAGGTCATTACTGGGACCGTACTGTCCGTCCGCCGTAACCGTATCCACCTGATTAATTATGAAGGAGTGTTCGGTGGCCGCGATATGCTTGAGTTCTGCGTCGCCCAAGAAGATATAGTTGGCTTCAATGAACGGGTTCAGGTTCCAGTAGTATATCTCCGGATTGACGGGAGCAGGAACTGTTCCATACGTTGGCGGCGACAGGAAATTGTTCATCGTCATTAAGGTACTTGATGCGTCCGGCGCAATTCGCACACCGAAATTCGGGTTAGCTACGCTGTTAATGGTCTCGCGAATATCGCGAACGGTGAACAGTTCGTACATATTCGTCAACTCCACCACGATTTCAACGAGAGAGTTCTGTAGTGCTCCCAGCGGAAGCGCCGCACCTACATTCTCGCAAAACCAGAAGTGGAGAGGGACATTAAGAGTCCGGCCGTAAATTGACGGCTCGGCGGGAACGTTCAGCTTGGAGATGGAGTGAGGGTACTGATTAATACGGTCGTAAGCGTTAGCGGGATCGTACACTTCCGGAACATTGCCCACCATCTGGTTAACCATCGCTTTCTTGTTGGCGTCAAAGTTCAGTTCGGCGTACAGTTTCATCCATTCTCCCGTATGCCTCACAATCTCCTGGCCGTTGATGATGATGGAAACGTAATTAATCATATTGTACCCGATATTCCGAATCCAGTTGAACTCGTACCCTATTGCCTGGGAATTAGCGTTCAAGTTTGCGTGAGTACCTGAAACTGGCCCTACCGAAGAGTATATGTTCGGAAGTGTCATAACCACATAACAATCGTTCAGTAATTGGGCATACTGTTCTACCGTCGACCGCAAAGTCAGCGAACCTTGTGCCGGAATACGTAAATTCGTGGTCTTGAATACCAACTCAAACTGCTCCATCGCGAAATCTGTGTGGCGCTTATAAACCGACCTAAAATGCGTGAACGAGGGGTTCCCGCATACTAATTGATCTTGTGCGCCTTTATTGACGAGCTGAATTAAACCTCCAGACATCCTCTTACTTATTTACTGAATAGTTTTATGTCTGTATACTCCGCATTTCACACATCCGGCCCGGTCAATGTTCAAAGTCGTGGGTGTCAAACAATTACATAAACGAACCAGTTTTAGATCCTTGGCGTTCGTGTTATCGGCATCAGTCGTGGAGTAAATGTAATCCGCCCTCTGTGAAGCCTTGAAATCCGTCCACTGACCGTTTGTGCGGAGAATACGGCTCTCTCCCGTCCGCCGAGGAATCAGCATAGGAACCGAGTGCTTGCTCTGCAGTGCCGTAGGCACGTTCACATCCTTATTCGTTGCAATAACGGTGGCGTACGTCAAGGCTCCGTTAAGACGCTTCAGACGCGTCCAGTCGGCCGCCGATAATCCACGCGTTCCTGCCTGGTTGTTTGATGACGTGCGTGGGTGGGCTACGGTGGCCATTTACTATACCACAAAGGGAAAAAACGTAAGAGTGTTTGGGCCTTTACGCGATCCGATTTGGATTAAGCGACTATCTCCCTGAAACGCCGCGTAATCAAATATTTCGTTGGTCTGTGGGTCCAGAATAATCACCATTCCCTTAACTTTAACGATTTGCAGCTTCCGTTTCTTTCGTTGTAAGTTGCGAGTATACAATTCGTCCTTTTCGTCAGATAAGTACGAGGGACGGTACGCAAGATCTTCGGCCGTGACGCCAGTATCGAAGCGCATACACTGAATGACCGGCTGTTCCTTGGTATGTAATTTCCGGTGAATCTCGCAATCCACGGCTGCCTGTTTCAGTATACTGGCTATGCTCTTAATGATTCGGCCTTTCTCGAACGCCACTTCGTAAAGGAACTCGTCGGACGTCATGAAAGCTTCGCGGGGCTCGTCACCTTCGTACCGCTTTAAAGCGATATCGTTGCGCCGAATCAGGGTAATATTAGGACCATCTTGGTCCTTCACCTGTTTATCGGAAAACACGGTCATATAAAGCTTGACCGTGACGTTCCGCTGGTCTTCCGGCAATTTCTCGTGCGAGTTCAGGCGAATGGCTCGGCCAATGACCTGTTCGATACGCGCAGGGTTCCAGTACGGCTCCATGATGTACACGTTCCTGACGTTCTTTAGGGTAATACCTTCAGCCGCCGATTTCGTGCCCATGATAATACACAACTTATCCTCCTTGATTGAATCCTTCAGAGACGAAGGTAATTTATCCTTCTCGTTATTGAAGATGAGACGCGTAAGTTCCCGCTCTTCGGTACTTTCTTCGCCGGTATACGAAGCGTACGCCGGTACTCCTTTCTCCATCTCGCCTTCGCGCCACTGTCCTCCCTCCTTTACTAATTTATAGGGCTGGAACCCGTTATGGTTCAAAATTAGCTTGAATATACCCAGTCCTTCCAGAGTCCGGTACTCGGAGTACACGAACTGGTTATTGAACTCGCCCATTTTACCCACACTGGCCTTCAAATCTTTCAGCATCTCGGCCATTTTCGGGGAGAAGTTTCCTAGAACTTTAGGAGTCAAGAACCGTTCAGGATCGGCATCTATCTTCTTCAAGATTTCCAACTTATCTTCCGGAACCGGTTTGCCGTACAAAGACATCTCGGTCTCGCCCTCATCGGTGAGTTTGTACTTGAACTCTGGAGGGACTGCGAAGTTACATATCAAGCGCGAAACCATACGGAACGAACCCAGTTCGTCGTTCAAGGATGGATTGCGTTTCTTTTTAGCGTCACGATCAATTTCTACCTTACGCGCTTCCAAATACCGTAAATACTGCTCGTCGGACATCTCTATTTTCTGAAGGGTCTTGTCCTCATCTAACCGTTTCGGTAAGAGCTTTTCGTCGGCTCCACGGAAATAAGATACCAGTCCCTGAATTCGTCGTCCGAATAACAGAGCGTTCTTGATATTCAGTCCGTCAATAAACGTATTGGCGAATCCCTGTGGTCCCTCGTACTCCGTAGGTAAACACTCCAGCTTCTCTACGCTCATCTTATCCTCGCCTAAAAGCTCCACGCCCGCAAACTTGGTCTCAAACTCCGTCTTCCATTCCGTTGCCCATTTCTTGATATCCGGTTCCTGCTTGGAATCCTTATTGTATTTAACGGCAATACGGTCGCCCTTTTCGTTGTACACACTCTCAAAGTACGGGGGATTGCGGGTAAGTTTCAGTTCGTGCCGCACGGAATTGTACTCTATCGTATCCACATCTTTCTGGTGCCGGAAAAATGCCGTCATCAGAGCCTCGTCCCACGTCATTGCCGATTTGGTGGGAACTACCACTCGCTCAATAGGTCCTCGCAAAATGTTCATTAAGTAAGCGATTTCCTGGGGGCGGTTGATGGTAGGAGTTCCCGAAAGAGCTACGACCTTACAGTTCTTGGCATTGTAAATCATATCGTAAAGCTTGATCTTGAGTTCGCGCTCGCTTAAGACCGATCCAATCAAGTTATGCGCCTCTTCGATTATCACCACCGAGTCGTCAAACATATGTTCAGAGGGAAGAATGCGAGCAATATTAGAAGCCATAATACCGTTGTAGTGTATGAACGTGAACCGTGACTGAATGACGTCGTTTATTTGGGCATCTATTCCTTTCTGCTGGTCACGAGACAGAGTAGAAAAATTTGGGGCCGCGTCTTTGACCGTAGTGAAGTACCGCCCGTTCTTGTCCAAGAAATCTTCCGTAATTCCCATAGCTTTTCCTGCCTCCCGCTCCTCCTGCGTCCTCACGCTTTTCTCTTCCCAGTGCTGTTCCCGCTTGTAAACCGGGTCTCCGCACGTACGAATCTCCCCGATAAAGTTATCCTCCAGCGAGGACGGGAGCAGGACGTAGACTTTGCGATTGCTCATCAGAGACTCGGCCACGGCAATAGCCGAACACGTCTTGCCCGAACCGAGACCGTGGTACAGTAGAAGACCGCGGTACGGCGTTTCTATCATAAGGTAATCTCTGACCAGTTTCTGGTACGATTTCAGTTCAAAACCACCCTTGCCCGTATCGCCTTCATCTTTTTGCCGGTACTTCAAGAATATGCGGGTAACGGAATCCGCAAACGCTCGGCGATTCGGTAGAACGTACGACATTCCCACTTAATTTTACAACCGAAATGATAATGGAAGAGATTATTCGCAAGAATCCCAAACTTTGGACCGTGGCCATATATCTTTTCTACGTAGCGGGATTTCTCTATCTAAAGCCCAGTGTGGCCTTTGATAGACAAGGAAACATCCGTCCCTTCGGAGTAGGAAAGAAAGAGGCAACGGTATTTCCCGTATGGCTCTGGATTATGGGGCTGGCGGTGGCATCATACCTGACGGTGGTCTGGGTACTAGATTTTGATTTTTAAAGTTCGTAGAAGAAAGTGTCGGGATTGAATTTGGCCTTGTCCAGTAACGCTCGTAGGGCCGGTTCG